TGGTTCAGCTGTATCAAGAAGTACATTTGCAGATTTATTTGCGGTAATTGGAACCACATATGGAACAGGTGATAACTCAACTACTTTTAATGTGCCAGACTTACAAGGTAAGTTTCCACAAGGGAAAAGCGGTACAACTAACTTGGCAACAACAGGTGGTGCTAATACAGTTACTGTGGCTGTTACAAACAACCAAGCTGCTACAAGTACAAGCAATCAGTCAGTCACAGTGACTGGTAACATTGGTAATACAAGTTTGACTCAAGCACAATTAGCTAGTCATAGACATGATGTTTCGTCTGGCGCTGGACCCCACGCTCCAAAAACTTCAATAGCTTGGCAGCCTAGTGCTTTTTCTAGTCAGTTTGGTAATACACAGTACGGTGTTACTGTAGGTCCTAACAGTAATGCTAACCCATTTACACAAACTCAGGGTTCTGGAACAGGTCACAATCATAGTCACACTTTATCTGGTACTTTAACTGGAAACGTCGCCACAAATTTAACTGGAAGTGTCACGGCATCTGGCACAAATTCTTTTTCACCATTTGTAATAGTTCAATATATTATAAAACATTAATGGAGAAGATATGCAAAAAGTTGTGTTAATTAAATCTATAAATACTTACATGATTGTAGAAGACAATGGTGGAAAAACTACTTTTACTGCTGATACACCTAGTGATAATCCTATTATGTTAAGAATAAAAGAATGGACTGATGCAGGAAACACTATAGAAGAACAGGAGATTGAGTAATGGCTACAGAAATTTTAATTGCAAATAAAGAAAAAATTATTTTAGATCAAAGCGATTCTTCAAATTCGTTTGAAATAAATTGGGCAGATAAAGGCAACGCTTTTCCAAACATTGGTGATAATATTCATTATGTAATTTACAATAATTTTGCAGGTCCTAACGAAGTGCAAACAAAAGACCCAACATCTCAAATGATGACTGGTAATACAGATTTAACATCTACATCAAGCGTGGTTGGAAATTCAGTTAAAGTATCTGACTTATTGACTTGGGGAGAAACTAGAAAAAATCAAATAAAGTCAGCTCAAATTGATTTGGAAAATTATACAGAAAATGCTTTAACTAGTTGGACAGATGCTGGTAACAATGCTAATGACTTTAATCCAGATAATGCCGCAACTGATTCTTTTATAGATTGGTCTAGAACTTGGATATATTACGATTCTAATTATTAGTAGATATTGACTTTTGGTCTACCCTCCCAATTTTCTTCTTCTTTTAATTTTGCATTTGGACCATTTAAATCAACATAGTGAACAAATAATTGATGATGCCATGATCCTTCTGGTTGATTAAAAACGGGCCTCCAATGTTCAATTTCACATCCTTTGTAAATAACACCATCACCTTTTTTAATATAAATAGGCTTATCACCCATATATAAAGGCCATCTATAATCGTCATTTTTGTAAGAATGAACAAGAGAAATAGATGCACTTATTTCACAGGCAGGTCTATCAGTGTGTCTTTTTAAATCAGATCCTGAAAGATATATTCTATTAAAAGAATAAATAGGTTTTAATTTTAAGTCTGTTTGTTTTTCCATGATTGGAAGCAGAAAATGAATTAGGTGGTGATATATATCTGATTCCATAGAATGAAAAGATGATGCCTTAGGACCGCACTGTGGATCTAAAAAATTTTTTTTCATTAAACCTCTTTTAACACTGTATGACGAAAGATATTCAACCATGTCATCAGACAACATGTTTTTAACATATTTATATTTATTAACTTTTAATGAATCCATGTTATTATTGAATGTCTGTCTCCATTTGAAACTGGTGTGACAGCGTGTGGAAAACAGAAATTGCTAGGAAAAACTACTGCACTGCCTTTTAATTTTTCTACTTTCATTGTATTTTTTTCAAAAAATAAAAAATCTCCTCCATCATAATTGTCATTTAAAATAAGAGATATACTTAAAACTCTAGGAAAATGATCAAAGTGATCTGTATGGAATTTATACTCACCATTTTCTGCCCCTAAATAAAGTAAATGATCGTAACCAGTGTCTTCCATTGTTGACCCTGTTCCAAAATAATTAAATTCTTTTTTATAGTTAGTTATACAACTGTTCACCACTTTAAAAATATCATTTTCAAATTTTTTATTTAAAATTTTATTATAACAAATTCTCGTATTTCTGTGTATTTTATTCTCTGTATCATCAAAAGCAGTCGTCGAAATTAAAAAATCTTTAGGTGACACGTCGTTAATTATTGAATCGCATAAATCACTTGTGATAATATTTTTATAACATTTAATGTAAGATTCTATATTCATCTGTATTGTTTTTTTCTCCAAAACATTTTTTTATATCTATCTATAAACTCACTGTTAAGCATATTTAAGGTTTTATTGTGTAATTTCTCTTTATAAAAACCACTCCATCCCTTCCAAGATTCTCTTTTAAAAGGTATTACTTGAACCATAGGATCACCTTTTTTAATTAAAAATTGTTCATCTTTTTTGTGTAAAATAAAAGGAAAATTTATTGTATTCACGTAAGTGTCTGTATCTACAACCCCTGAAATGATTTCAAAACGATTTTCTAATCTATTAATTGGTTTTATAAATAAACAGCTGTATCCAGCAGGTGTCTTAATTAGCCATTTGTTACAAAATTTCCCTGCGTTTTCCCCCGCTACATTTTTCCAATTTTCTGGCAATTGAATTCGATTGTGAAAACCGAAATCATTTTGCTCACGATTCGCTGGTGTTACAGAAAAATCATTTGCTACTGGATCAATCAAATAATCTTGATCAAAAGGTATTATATACCCCATTGTTAAAGAATCCAAAAAAGGCATACATGTTTTTAAAGTTGGTTCGTGCATGTTGGAGTTTAAATGTCTTTCTAATTTTTTATAATCTTCAGGAATGAATCGAGATGCTGGTTTTGGATGAGGCCAAATCTCTATCATTTCTTCATCTGTAGCGCAGAAAGTTATTTTTTTATTAATCATTTTTTTTATTTGAGAACAAAATTAAATGACATTGATCTTCTTATATCATTGTCTTTCATTGTTTTAAAAGGCATAACAAAATGAGTGTGTGAGGCTTCAAAAATGTAAAAATCACCAACCTCTGGTGCAAAAAATTTATTACCAGGCCTAAATCCATGTTCTATCCATTGAAAGCCGATGTTGCCATCTTTAAATTTATGAGAGTATTTAGAATCATCTAAAAATTTTGGAACTTTTAAAAAAAGCACTGTTGACCAACCTGTTGAATCATGGTGAGTATGTGGTGGATTATATTCACCAGGTTTCATATCATTAATCCACATTGATAAAATCTCTAAATTTTTTTCAGGACTATTAATCATATCAAAATTGTTAAGAGACATCATATAATCATTCATTTTCTTTTTTAATGAATTCATAATTTTTAAATTTATTACAAGATTAACCACGTCTAATTCTGATTTTATTCTCCCTGCTAATCTATGTGATTTAGTTTTTAATAAATTTACATTTTTTTCATAACATTTATTTAATTCATCTATCTCAGAAAGAGGTAACTGATATTTTTTTATTATTTGTCCGCTAACGTATGTTTTAACTACCATTCTTTTTTCTGTCTCATGTTATAACACAAATTTAATGTCAAGAAAACAATTTTAAAAAAAGCTATTGCAGACACTAAAAATATGCTTACATTAGATTCTCACCAAAATTAACAATCATAGGAGTAAATATGGACAATCAAGACTTAAATAAAGCCATTGCTTACCTTGCAGATAAGGTGAGCAAATATCACGAAAGACTACTAGCAGTAGAAAGAGACGTTAAAAGACATGAAAAAAATGCTGAACAGCATTGTTGTGATGATTGCACTTGTAAAAAATCTAATTAGGAGTAGAATCTAAGATATCTTTTAATGGAAAAGTTTAAATATTTTGTAGACGCAATATTTCCTGTACCTGTTTATTATTCATATGATGTAAAGAATTTCACAAAAAGTGAGTTAGATTCTGTAGAGAAACACAGAGAAGAGACGTATGAAAATGCTGGAAATATTACTAGCAATAATACATATATTCTGGAAACAAAACCTTTTGAAAAATTAAAAAATATTTTGTTAGATCATGTTAACGAATATTTGAAAGTAATACATGCTCCAGAAAATAAAGATTTAAAACTTTATATTACTCAATCATGGTTAAATTATACAAACAATAATCAATTTCATCATGCACACTCTCATCAAAATTCTTTTATATCTGGAGTACTGTACATAAAAGCTAATGAAAATGTTGATAGCATTTCATTTGCAAAGACAGTTGAAGACAGTGTACGTATAATATCTAAAAATTATGGAATTTTTAACTCTTCAAAATCAATGAAACAAATTAAAACTGGAATGTTAATTCTTTTTCCTTCTAGTCTTACACATGGTGTAGAAATAAAAAAAGATAATGAAGAAAGAATAAGCTTAGCTTTTAACACATACTTTAAAGGAACTTTAGGAAGTGCAAAAAGTTTAACAGAATTAAAACTATAGCAAATTATAAAAAATCTACTTAGGAGTAGAACCAAGCATATCTTTTAACGACGGAGCAAATACTTTAACATCTCTTCTAATTTTTTCAGCAGTTGTTGAAGTGTTTGGATCATCTATGTCTGCTTGCATAGCCTCTTCAGATTCATATTCTTGACCAGTGTCTATATTAGTTAATGTAGTTTCAGTTTTAACTTTATATCTAGGAATTGTTCTCCCGTCTTCTAAAGTTACTGTTCCTATTTGTTCTGCAGGTTCAATTATCGGCATTTTCTCTCCAATTAATGTTAAAACTTAAAATAACTCTATCCTCATTAGAATTATTTATTTTTACTTCATGTTGTAACCATGATGGAAAAAAAATCAATGAATTTTCTTTTGGTTCAAAATCTACGCTATGTGCGATATGC